GCGCGCGCTGCAATCGGTCTTATACGAGAGACTGAACGCAGCGCCGCCTACCTCTCTTATCTTGAATTTGAAGCCAATGTAAGAGCGCTAGAGAAGCTTACGCCTAAGACATATCAGCGCGTCATTCTGGACGATCTAGAAGCGCTTGAGACAGTCCAGCCGCGCGAAGTCCTAGTAGAGAGTGTGCTGCGCGTGAACGAAGTGGCGCTGCTTATAGGCGCTGCGAAAGCCAATAAGACTTGGATAGGCATTGACCTAGCGATGGCAATTACTGAGGGCGGTAGGTTCATGGGCGCGCTAGAGTGTGCGGCTGGAGACGTGCTGTACTTGGACGCTGAATCATCGCGCGAAATGCTCGCCGAGCGTTTCCGTCTGTGCCGCCTGAACTCGCCTAGGGAAGTGGGGAAGCTCTCTGTACTGTGTCAGCGCGGTAAATCGCCTGAGACTGTCAGCGACGCTATCGACATCATTTCCCAGGGGATTAGCCAATCGAATGCGCGACTCTGCATAATCGATACGCTGAGTGCATATTTTCCCATAGCCAATGAGAACGATAACGCAGAGGCTACGCACATAATGAGCCGCCTAGTCAAGGTCGCCGAGGAATATGCCTGCGCTCTCTGCATCGTCCACCATACGCCCAAGATGAGCGGTACGCAGCGGACAGTAGTAGACGCGGCTGCCGGCGCTGGTGCATATACCCGACGCGCTGATTCAATTATCGCGGTGAGACAAGAAGACGGCGAGAACTATGTAGACATTCGCTGCCGTTCATTCGCCCAGATAGAGCGATTCGTAGTTACTTACGGCGCGAATATGCGGCCGCAAGCAGAGCGCTGCGATGGGATTACTCCGCCCGTCGAGAAAAAGAAGGTGAAGCGTCTGGGTCAATTGATATAGAAATGTCCCAGTAGCCCTTAATGCAGGATGATTTTAAGATCTTCGCTTTCTCTGGCAGCGATGTCATTTTTGACTTGCCGCAGCCACACGCCCCACAATGGCCACCCTGTTCCGGCGCATCAAATGCGACTTGAAAAAATTCGCATGAATAGCAAGTGTTCAGCCTAGCGGCCTGCATTTCTTCAGTCGCTGGCAGCTCGAATACTTTACTCGCCATTGCTTGGATAAATGACACAGCGCGCGCCATCAGCGCCGGCGGTGTTGTTTCGCTTGCCTTGGCTTTGTACTCAGCGGTAAGACGCACTACATATTCTGCCTCTGTCTCGCCGTCTAATTTCGCCTGGGGAAATACTTGCTTTGTGTCGCCTTTATTCAATTCGGGGCGATTGCGCGAGCGATCTAGTGCTAATTGCATTCGTTCATTCATGGCAGATCTATGCAAGCGCTGTTACTGCATCCAAACTGGTTTGGGTCTTGAGTATAACTATAGTTCATATCTACATTATACTGCGACGGAAAACAAGTGCTTTTCGTAGTGCCGGTGCAATAGCCTTGATAGCTTATTGCTTGCTGAACCGCCGCACAATTGGAAGGTTCGCAATCGTCCCTATGGGTAATGTATGGCACGCCATCATTACCGCAGCTGCCCGAAGTATCTACTAGCGGATTCGTGACTGTGCATGGCGCTACGTTTGGATCAGCGCCTGTCACGCCGTACCAAATTCTCTCACGCGTGCAATGATCGAAGGAACAGCAGGAACCCGAAACTACGCGCAGCGCTTCAATACTCATGCCGTGTACCCGCACATCTTGCATCGTGGTAAAAACTTCCCAGGTGTAAAACTGCCTTAGTCGCGCTTGCCAAACAACATTGGTTGTCGTCGTCGAGAACAGTAGAAAATCGTCGCTATTGTCTGGCATATAGCCGCCTGGGAAGCCCATTTGTCTAGTCATGATGCGCCTGTACTCATGTACTGGGATGTACTGCCCAGTAGTAGTATTCAAGGCATCTGGCGGCACGCGTAGCCCCATCCAATAGTCTGGACTGCCCGTTATAGATATTCTGCCTGTCTTGACTGGATCCCAGTATAGAAGCGCCCACGCTGCGAACTGTGCCGCTGTGCCGTAGTAATTGTAAGTATAGGTGAACCCGCTGTATGGCCCCGTAGTCATATTCAGCGTAATGGTTACGTATGGTGGATTACCGCCGCCGGGACTGTTCGGTGAATATGGGCCGTTAGGAAATGACGCTATATCATCATCTGGCGGAAGTCCAAAATAGCCTAGCAAGATTCCAGGCCAGTCTATGGGGTCATTGATGACGTCTACATGGTGATCATTCAGCAGAACGCGCGCCGTAAATTGATCGCCAGTCAACGAATTAAAAGTTAACGCAGTCTGATAGACGCCTACTGGGTCGGTAGGATCAATTACCCCAGCCGCTACAGCCGCGGCGAATCCGTAATACGTGGTCAATACTGGATCATCTGTAAAGTATTGATATCCTACATTTGGTGGACATGGGCCGCCATCAGCGCATGGGTCGCCGAATGTATGCGCTATGCCTGAGCGGTTACAAGTGGTATTCCCGTACAGCTGGTCGCAGCCGCAAGCCACTTGCCCACAATTTGGCTCACCAAAATAACCGCCGCAGCACGCTATGTAATTATCTTCTTCGACTGTCTGGGATGCGACATCTATACCCTCTTTTAAGCAGAGTAGATTAAAGTCTGTAAAGTATGAGCCAGGATACTTATTGTCATTTGCGAACCATTCGCATTGAGTACCGCCCTGTGCAGGAGTGCATAGCGAATTTGTCGCGCAGCAGCAATAATTGACAGCAGATGGGTAAGCATTGCACGTAAGCGAGTAATCAATAGCAGTAGGAAAAATATCAGCTAGATCCCTATTCCATGGGGATATACCATCGTATTGGCACGGAGTCGTCCCAAATGAAGCGTATGTAGTAAGCCCAAAATCAGTACCGATAGACAGCGTGACACGGTCGCCCTTTGGTGGGTTGCAATCGTAGCCATCATTACTAACGCCCTTGATCCACGGATTAAAACACCCAGCAGGGATAGCGCAGCATTTGGCTAGAAATAAGTTAGGCACGTGGTTTCCGAGTGAAGATTTGAAATATGCTTTTAATCCATGCGCCTATGCCACTCTGGAACATCAGAACAATAAAAGCAACGGCAAACAGTAAACCAATGAGATAAGCAAGCGTAGATAGCCATTTACTTTCGACGTTCTGCACATCTGGCAAGGCGCGAATAACTGCGTTTATGGCTTCTAATATCTTGCTTTGTTCGCCTATGCCGCCTAGTGATTCTGATTGGATTACTTTTGTATCTGCCTGTGGCTTGCCTGCCTCTTTATAGATAATCTCAAATCTGGCGCGACTCGAATGCGCTAGGGCAGAAATATCCGTAGACGATTCTGCAATTTTGTTCTCGCCGCTGCTGCATGAACACAGAAAGACTAGTAGTAAGATTCTCAGCTGCATGTGCCACCCAGTCCGTTTGGGCGGTCGAATACGAATATAACTGTACCTTCTTGATTCAGCCATTGATAGACCATGACCACGCCGCCGACTGGCTGAACCGTTAGCCCCGCTGGAATATTCGCTATCGGCGTACCATCAGCCAATAGACCAGTAGCCAGCGCTTGATATTCCCATAGGTTATATGCAGGGACATCTGTAGCCGGTGTGACATAAGCTGACAGATCAAGATGTACTGCCGTGTTCGTCGCGACTACTGTGGGGGTCGCTGTAAGATTGATTTTTTGTACGCGGTAGTTCCACCTGTTCGCAGACATAACCGTTGTCGAGATTATGAATCCCATCCATGATGGCAAGTTAAAACCAAAAGGGGAATCAGCTGTAGGGTCGCGCGCAGTCTGCACAAATTGCGCCTGGCGCGCAATATTGTTGGTTGCCGTGGCAGTCATTCCAGGCAGCCCAGTAGTGAAGTACGGATTAAAGAGCGTCACGGATAGCCAGTCCATGCTGGGGTAGGGTCTGTGATTTCCACAAATGATCCACTTGGCGCCAGTAAATTCAAGTCATAGAGTGAATTTGCTACGGTGCGATTCCACGGCTGATACCAATACGCTGCATCTGCCTGTTTGATTGGCTTGCCTGCCCAGGTGCTTACGTTCGTCATAAGCACGCCGCCTGTTACATTTGGAATTACTCGCTGTTCGAGATGGCCCCACGCATCAGCGGAAAAACTAAGCGTATACGTATCCCACGGATCCTCTGTAAGTGCTTGCTGAAATCCTGTAAAAACAACAGTACCAGCAGGGTAACTTAAGAATGATATTGAATTACGCTTGAACAGTCTATTTGTCCATTCAATAGGGTAATAGTCAGCGTAGCTGGCATAACTTTTCATATAGCTTCTGTCTACGTGTATTTCGACATCTAGCGTGTGGTGCCATACGCGGTAATTTTCTGGCGTCCCCATCATGTCTACCGATGTCCCAGCAATCACGGCGGTAGGTGGCCATGCTGCATTATAATTACTTGGTAGCGAGGTTGGGTATTTCCATAACTGGACATTGCGAAACGTACAGCGCCGTGATAGTCGACTCCATTGGGTAGGTGGAACCTGATCGCCTTCTAAGCCGTCGTCTATGTACCCGGTGTACTCAACGTCCATCTGGAAAGTGTTAATCGTTAACTGCTTAAATGTAATCCCCGTCGATATAAATCGCTTGTCATACGCGTAGCGCTCTCGCATCAATGGCTTGGTATTATTTTCTGGGCCTGTTGCAGTAAAAGTTAAGTAATTAATGGCGTCTAGGTTTGCGTCATTATCGCCTTCCGTAGTCAATATGTAGATTTCTGAATAGCGAGACGCTAAGCCCTTTTGTGCGACGTGCAGCTGTTTGGTAGTGCGTACACAGTTTGTAATAACTAATGGCATTAGCGTTGTCCTCGTGTGTTTCTAACAATTGTCTGTAATGCTTCCAAAGATGCTGCTTTTGTTGGATCATTTGCAGCAACGGCCGCGGCGTCGCCAGGCGTGAAAGTAGGCATTGCTAAGCGTGCATTTTGTGCCTGAACTTCTGGCGGCAATTCTGGCGGCGCTAGTGATCGCCCCATAGAAGCTATTGCGCTTTGGTCAGATTCGCCCATAAACATTCCAAAAGAATCAGAGGTCTGTAGCAGAGCCTTGCCGAAAGACTTACTAGCCTGTTCGGTGTTCCCATCCATTAACTCAAAAACAGCGTTTAGATTATTTTTACCGATAGAAACTATTCCAGCAATTTGATTGCTAAACGCTGCGCCTATGCCCTCAACTGCGTTTGTTTTGCTTTTTAGGTCTTCTGTTTCTATATTTGCAGTTTGTACCGCTAGTGGCGAATTTTGCTTCGCTACGATTTGGTCATTTTGCAGCTGTGCGATGTCTCGCTGTGCGCCAGCTCGCGCAGCGTCTGGAGAATAAGTCTCAGCAAGTTTGTTTACGCGCTGCCCTATTGCGTACAGCTCTTTTAATCCGCTGATAGCCGATTGAATGCCAAAATAACCGCTAAGCATTCCAACAACGCCAGAAGATTCACCCTTAAAATAGCCGCCTAACTTTTTAGAAATGCTACCCGCTTGCCCTTTGAACTTTTCGAGCTGCGCTACTGCTTTTGTGCCATCAGCGACGATAGTTAGAGGTAGTCGAATTTCTGCTACTTTTTCCATGTTTAATCATCTCTTCGAAACCGTCGACAATGTTCGATTTTTCCTGTAACCAATACGCCACTTTTTTATAGTCTGATTTTGTCAAAGCGCAAGCAATAACCGTTAAAAGATGCTCGACTCTCTCTGCAAATACTGGCTTTTCTAACGCGCCAATGTCTGCATCACCATCTACCAATCCTTCAGCCAGCAGGCGATCTAGTCGCCCGCCTGCGTAGGGTTTGCCGTAGCAAGGGCGCAAATCTCCTCTACTAATTTGGGGTCTGCCTCAGCTGGTTTAAAGCCCAAAGGAAACAATGCGCTACCGTCGCCGTCTCGAACCAGCCGCGCCCACAGCTCGACTATCGGCAGCTGTACGTCGCTGATAGTTGGCCGCCGCACCTGTATATCCCTGTCGAGAATGACAGAGCGAACAGGTCGCCACGCCGGCACCACTTTAGATAGGTCGCTAATCATGCTGCGACTATGCCAGAAATTTGCAGCTCAATAGCGACCATTTCAGCGCTGTCTCCTTTTGTCGTCTGGGTGTACGAAATGATTAGACAGTCGCCGCTGTAAGTATTCGCGCTGTTTGCGTCTGTATAAGTAAAGGCTACCGTTACCCCTACGGCCACTTGCGAAAGGAAGTTAGCTTGAGCAGCAGATTCACCAGAATTTGCTGATAAATAGCAGTTCAGCGACATAGTGCCGCTAATTCGGCCAGCTAGATAGGCTTTATAGAAATAGCTCAGCGGCGTGCATTCGATTGATTCGCGCTCTAGCTTAATGCTTGCATCTGCGACCTCGAAAGCGATTGTAGCGAGTGTGATTACTGCGCCTGTTCCGGTCATTGGTACGAATGGCATTTTGATATCTCCTGTGGTTAGTTTTGATGAAACAATAAAAGATTGAGAATTGAATATCTGGTGCGGTCAGCTGCGCCCGGCGTCGATTCTTCTAAGTAGCCGTGCGACGCGCCTACAGTTTTACACGTAAAAGCAGTTTCGCCGCCATGCGACCAAGTAATACCGTTTATGTCTGTAGTAATTTGTTTCAGCGTGTCGCTCGCATCCTTCAGCGTCGCCGCGAGTATGTAAATATCGATGGTCGACTTCCAAATAGAGATACTTGGTGAAATCGCATCTAACATATCTTCTGATTTAATTTCATAGATTACTATTACGCCAGTTGTGAGCTGTTGTGCAGCATTTCGCAAATCTGGCATAACCGTATACCCCTGTACGGTCGCTAATTGGTTGTATATAAGTGTTGCTGCGCTCATTTGCCCGCCAACATCTTTTTAGCAGTTTCGCCTAGGTACTGTGCAAACAATGCTGCTTGTTTAATTGCAGTTAAAAACACTTTAGGACGAATGCCCTTACCGGGAATAAGTGCGCCTGTACGCGCAGTAAAGCCAGGATCAAGAATGTTTACTACAGACGTATAGCGGTCTTTTCTACCGATACCTGTAAAGCCAATCACTTTGCCTCTACCGGGTCGCTTGATTTTGCCAAGAACATTTTCAAGAATTGCTTTACGGTGCAATTTTCTACCTTCGCGGTAGTAAGGCGCCGTAGCCCATTCTTTATACAGCGTCTTTTTTACGATGTTGTTTGCTTTTGTCATCGCGCGAAATTGCGCTTGCTCTAGCAAAGTCCATTTGATATTCGCTATGCGCTTATCAAGATTTCGCTTCGCTTGCGGTGATAAAGAGACTTGAATCATGCGGCCTCTTCTGCTCTGGTCAGTCCCAGACGTACAAATCGGTGCTTCATGCGGTCATCTTCTATAGATTGAATCAGATACGTAGTTGTTACTGAGCCATCGGTTAAAACGACGATCATTCCATTTTTTAAGCCGGGATACCACGGTGCTTTTATGTACGTCATTTCGACTACAGCCTTGCCCATATCGTTCATTTTGTCGTTTCGCTCTGCGCTCTCGACGTGAACTACTGGCGTATAAAGCGTAGTGTTTGCACCTATAATTCTTTGCCCAGTTGCATCAAAAGTATTCACAGCGACGCTAGAAATAGTCGCTTTTACTCGCATCATGCCCATCGGGATCAAATTAGCGCTCCAGTCCTATGCCTAGCAATTAACATCAGCCAGCCCTTCATATCTGGCGGTGAAGGGTCATCGCCGCGGTATGAATAAAAGTATCCCACGCGAAGTAATAGCGCCTGCTTTATTTCTGCGTTGAATGCTGTGGTCAGCGTGAAGCCAAACGACAGGGGATAGGTGTAGTTTGGATCGTTCAACAGCGAATCGCCGACAACGTACGCCGCTGCGCCGTCTAATTTTACCCATGCTTCTGTAGGTGTAATTGGCGCCAGCGGTAACAAGTCTGTAGTAAAAGTTGGCAGTATCGTCGTATCTACTGGATTAAAGTAGGGACGAAATACGCCATCGTCTGGCTCTGCTAAGTAACGCTGGGCAGGGGTCTGCGTTATGAACCCCTGCCCGATGTATTGATGCGTTACTTCTTCCCACTCGATACAAACAGCCTGTACCAATGATGCGATATATGAATCGTCTTCGGTGTGGTAAACCCGAAGATGACTTTTCGCATCTGCTGTAGTGATCAAGATGGGCATAAATCACGTTTTGAACAGGGAAACCATTGCATTTCGATCCATGATTTTCCCACTACTTCGCGTAGTCGAGAGGAACTGCACTTGCCCATTAGCAGCAAGAATGTAAGGATTTGCCAAGAATGGAACCGTAGACATTTCTACGATTCGATATCCGCGCCCGATGTCGCCAAACACTCCGAAGCGCACAGTAGTCAATGCAGTCTGTGGAAGATTCGCAGAAATGTAAACTGGGAAGCCCATGAATGACATTCCAGCGCCGTCGCGAGCTACTGAATAGTTTGCGCCTTGGCCGAATGTTGGAACGTTTGCAGACGCTTGAGAAATGATTCCCGCCCATGTCGAAACTGGCAACAGCCACGAAGCATCTTTCAAGTATGTTGGCAACAGACCAGAAGCGTAAACGGTAGTAGCCGCCTCTGCCAAAGTAATGTTTGTTGCTGAAGCAATCGTTGAAGAATTCACGTTTCCAACAACTGCCGTGTTGTCATAGATCGTTTGTGCAAAATTTGCATAAGTGATGTTCGAATAGCTCAAGTCTCGATTAGTTGCGTGAAGTTCGGCGTGCTGGCGAATGGTTTCGCTTGCAACGTCATACGGCATATCTGTAAGCGCTTCATTTGAAACTGAAGTGAAAAAGCCCATTTTTGTTGGGGTGAAGTCTACTGGGTCGTTATCAACGTCTTTACTGACGTATGCGCCAGACTCAATAAGTGCAGTGGTAATTACTGCAAATTGTGCAGTTTGGCGATAGAAGCGAAGCGGTGCGCCGCTGTCTGTGGTAATCACATTGGCGAGCGAACGAACAACGCTCATGCGGTCCATCATTTGCTGAAAAAGTGGACTGGCTATTGTTGTTGTTGCGCCGAAGTCTGCGACGTTTGAGGCTCGCATTTCAAATTCGTTATTATCGCGGTAGCCGCCACAAATCCAGTCGCGGAATTCTGTTTTGTGCGAAGCAGCTGGCCGCCCAGTTTCAAGGTTTGAAGTAACGCCGCCGCCGTCGAGACGATCACGCAGACCAACGCGACGAATTTCGCTGTCCATGTGGTCGAGTTCGTCAAGCATTGCCGCCGCGCGACTTTCATTTGTTGCGTCAAGTTTTACAGTTCCGTTCGTCAGCAGGTCGATTTCGCCGCTGAGTGCCTTACGCTTTTCATACATTTCTGAGAGTTTCATAGTTTGCCTTTCCAATTTTTGAGACGTAGCGCTGTGCGCTGGGTGGTGACTAAATGAGAACGAGAGAGCGCGCGTGCATCTGCATTTGTTTGTGGATACGCAGCGCGTTCAACGAGTGAAATTTCAGCTAGGTCAACGTCGAGAAGTGTTCGTAGATCGCCGTCAAATTTTTCGTCGCGAACGGTGAAGCCAAACGACATTTGTCGAACCATGCCACTACGTAGCAAGGTCATTGCGTCCCTTCCTAGCGTGGTGTCTGCGATCAACGCCTCGAAAATCAAGCCTTCGGGATCTGTTCGCATATTTAGCGAACCGCTAAGAGTGGTCGCTAATGGCTGGCTGCTGTCATGCTGCCAATAGAGCGAGATATCTGGATCATTCAGCGAGTTATCAAAAGCAGCGGGGTCGATCTGCTCGCGCATTTGTCGCCCGCGAATCATCAGCGGCAGCGACGGAACATTAAACCGCGCGGCATAACCGCCTACTTTCATGCTGTCCTTGTCGCCTGGCTCTAATGCGATATCTACCGTGCGATATTCAATCATTGCGGATCCTCTGTTTGTGGATTGGCTGGACTTGGCGCTGTGGACGCGGAAGCTGCTGGGGTAAGCGTCTGCTCGCCGCCGTCGACATACGCCAAGCCCAACATCTCGCGCGCGTCGTTTAATTTCAACGCGCCTGTAGTCGCTAGATCCTTCAAGCTTGCAGCGATGTCGCGCATATTGCCGCGCATCAAGTCGCCTACTTCAAATTTCAGTTTGACGCCTTGCGGTAGAATTTTCGAGCTGAGCGAAGTAGCGAAACGGTCAGCCCATCCGGCTACCGTTCCCTCAACATATTGGCGCTGCATTTCAATCTGCGAACTAAGCGCGCCCGCGTCGCTCTGATAAAGCATCTGCGGCGGTATTCCAAGCGCCCGCGCGATTTCCATAATCTGAAATTTTCGATCTTCGAGTAAGCCGGGTAATGCACCGTCGCCCACGCGCTCGACGCGTACGCCCTCATCTAGGACTAGCGGCCGTGTAGCGCCCTCTGGCGTAATGTGTTTACTGATATACCCGCTTATCAAATCGAGCTTCGCCGTAGTCGAGAGCGTGCCGGGATGCGTAATCGAAATCTTCCCAACGCGCCCAGACTCAGCTAGTGACGTAGCTACTCGCTCTTGCAAGATCGACAGCGACAGCGCAGAGGCGCAGCGCACTAGTGGACTCACGCAAGAATACGGATTCTGCATTGAGCCAGTCCCAGCCATGAGCTGGACAATGTTGTATGGGTCAATCTGTTGCCCATCCATTAGAAATCGTGGCTCAAATCCAAACCATATAACAGCAATACGCCCCGGCAATAGCGGCCATAATGCGATGGCGTCGCCGCGATTGTCGCGCTGAATAAACGAATAGCCGCAGCCGTTGGTAATTGCAGACGCCACCATCCAAGCCCGCCAAGCGTGTCCAGATTGGTAAGTATTCGCTTCGCCAGTCAGCAGCGTGCTAGCGGGGCATTCGACGTAGCTGCCATCGGCGCGGCAACACTCGATACCGATTCTTCCAAGGTCAGTACCTAGTAAATTGATCGCGCGAAGTACGGCAGGGATGTTGTTTCTAGCGTCTGTAGTCGCTGAGAAAGTGCCGCCGATATCGGTCAAATATGATGACGTAGCAGTATTGTTCCCGAACCATCCTGTAAGGCGGCTGAATACACTCACGCCCGCAACTTATTACCCCTCAAAAGTTGTCAAGTAAATTGCGAAAATTTTTTTTACTATGGCATATTCAATAGTGGGGGATCAGATTACTACGCCGCCGGGAGTCTCATAGCTCGAAACGCGCGCGACGTTGAATCGTTCACACAGCATCGCAGCCATGCACGAAGCTATTACAGCGTCGATATTTCCAGAGCTGCGCCCCTTAACTGGTCGAACATTGCCAGCGTTATCTTGAATAGTTCGTGTTGCGCCTAGGCAGGCTCGCAGTACTGGATCCTTCTGATGAGTAATCATCCTGCCCCTAATGCCGTCAGTCCATAACGCCCATGCCGGCCCCATAGTGCGTATTCCCTGCTCGACTGCCGTTACGGTTATTCCACGCCGCCGCCAGTCGATTAACGCCGATTCTTGGTGCGCCAAAGGATCTACGCCAACATGTCGAACGGAATAAGTAGCGCTGAGGTCGAGTACCGCCGCCTCAATCACGTGCATATCGTGGATTTCGCCAGACATCTGGCGTAGGTGTCCCTCGGCTACCCATTGCCGTAGCGGTTGGTGGCATCGCTTTTCATCGCCAACGATGTCCTGTCCTGCCCACCAATGAATGAGCTTGTAGCGGTAGCGCTCTGCTTTGACGTCGAATACGGCGAGACAAAGGCTAGATAGGTTCGCATGGTCGCCAAGTTGGGCGCCGCGTGCCAAGTCAATCGCTATAACAGCAGGGGCGCCACGCAATGAGTCCCAGTCGATTACTTCGAGCATCTGCCTGTCCAATATCGATAGATCCATAGCGCCGCTGAGGCGGTCATTGTGGCGGGCGAGAATCTGCATATCGCACTCCGCTACCTGTTCGGGATCGTGTGTTCCCATCATCGCTTCAATCGACGCCTTCATATTCGCCGGCTGAACTGTCACGCCTAAAGATGGCTGAGCCTTAATCCAATTGTCTGGGTCGAGTGCATCATCTTCAGAGTCCAAGCCGAACAGCATTCCACGCCATCCCGCCGGACATTCAGCGCCTTGCACATAGTGAGCCTGTAGCGCAGACCAGTAAGGCCATATAGACCGCGTGCGCTGTCTAGCGTCTGGCGTCGATATGCAGAGCATTTGGCTAGCAGGATCCTTGCTAAGCCCTGTGACCACTCTGCCGAAGCCCTTTTCCATGCGGGCGACTTCATCAGCAACAATCAAGCGAGCGCTGATACCGTCCATCGCCGTCTCTGTGCAGGGCAGGGCGCGCATTACGGATCCCTGACAGCGGATCCAGCCGCCATGATTAGAAATAGTGGTGGCGTCGCTACTGACAGCATCTGGGTCTACAGATTTAATCATCACTCGCAAGCGATCAAAAACGATGCTGCTTGCTCGCAGATTGGGCGCTACGCCGTAATACTGCTGCGATGCGCCTCCAGTAGCCATAGCCCATGCAAGCAGCGACGCCGCTAGCTCAGTCTTCCCTGCGCCGCGCGCAACAACCACTAGCAGCGCTTTGCAGTTTGGATCTGCCAACAGCTGCGCCGCTACTGCCCATTGCCAAGGAAGAAGTACCAAAGGCTTGCCCGCGTTGCTACCTGTCGCTTGTTTAAGATCATTGGCGAATTCGTAATAGTCCTGCACTATTGACCATTTCCAAGTATTCAGCGTTTTTAACGTTAAAACAGCCCAACCATGCATAGAGAGGTTGCTTTTGATGTTGCCTGATGCAACGTCAAGAACGTACTTTTCAACTATGTCCTTAACCATAATCATTGATGCGCCTTCAAATAATCAATGGCATTGCTCAATATTTGCAGTTTGTCTTCAAACCTGCCTAGACCTGTGTTGCATTTAACGCAAAGCAAACCACGCACCTTTCCTGTTTCGTGGCAATGATCTACGCACAAAACGCCGTAGCGGTTATCTTCTGGCGGCGCGAAACAAATAGCACACTTGCCGGATTGCTTGCGACTCATTGCCTCATATTCAGCCATTGTAATTTTGTACTTGGCAAAGATCTTGTTGCGCCTGCGCTTTGCTTTTGCTACTGGCGTATTCGCTCTAGCCTTTTTGTTTTCTTTCGTATAACAGCGCAGGCATTTTCCGCTTTTTCTTTTTTTATTTTCTAAAATAATATTGCAGGTTTTACAATTCATTTTATTTTATTATTTCTCCACTTCAATCGCGCGCCAAGTGATTCCCGTGGTAACTTTTTACCATCTATTGATGAGTG